ACAGAAACTTAGTAAGCGGAAATAATGTATTGGTATTTAACAAAACCGGAAGACCTGCCTTTATATTATCTTGATCAGCTTTCAGAGATTGACGCTAAAGGGCTGATCAAGCCTTCCCAGGAAACCTTAGAAATCACTAAAAAAGTTTATGAATGGACATTGGCGTCCGGGAGAAATCTATTCAGGCTCATAGATAAAGCTTCTGATTTTTTTTTAGCTTATGCAATAATAAAATTTATATTTGGCGGTAACAGGAGCGGTAAATCCGCTACCTGTACATTAGATGTTTTGATGCAGATAGAAGGCTGGCATCCGTTGCAGAGAGAGAATTTAGAGAAATTAGCCGTATCCGCTATTGATGAAAAGATCAGGAAATTAGCCGGTCGGTATTTGGATGAAAGAAAATGGATCGCATCCCCGCCTGTTGCCGCAAGATGCGAAGTTGTGGATTTCCCTTCCGGGTGTGAAAAGATTGCCGGACCCGAATATATGAAATGGGCTACTAAGTCTATGATTAAATACTGCGGGTTTGATAATGAAAAAAAACGGAAAATCGAATGGACGAATAAATCATTTTTAGAATTTATGAGCCATGATCAGGACTTAGATTCACATGGTGGCGTAGCAAGGAATGTGATACATGAAGATGAGGAACCGCCATCTGATATTCATCAGGAAAATATGATGCGTATTTTATCCTGTAATGGAAGAATGATAGGCGGTATGACCGCTATTAAAGGTCTAACATGGGTGAAAGATGCTATCTGGGATAAATTTAAGAAAAACGATAAAAATATTTATTGCATTCAACTTAAGACTAGTGATAATATTTTAAATTCTCCTGAAATTATCGAGCAGATAAGAGGAATGTGTTTAGATAAAGATGAAGAAGCGATCAGGCTTGACGGTGAATTTAAAGCAAGGGGCGGTCTTATTTATTTTATGGCGAAAGAACGCTTCCCCTGGGTAATAGAGCCATTTGATATACCGGAAGAAGATGGTTATCTTATGCTTTGTATTGATACTCATACAGCTACGCCGCATGGCTTTTTATGGGTTTGGGCTGATTATAGCGGTAAATATCACCCGATCAAAGATGATAAGCCTAATCTTTATGAAATAGCGGAACTATTTGAAAATGGGACGGTGTCTCAAATGGTTGATATGATAGATTTAATTGAGCTTCGTCTTAACCGGAAACATGATTACTTCCTGTTAGAACCGGCAGCATGGCAAACAGATCAAACCAAACCTGAAGATAAGACAATAGCGGAACAGTTTGAGGATTATAAGCTATATCCGCAGAAAGCGTCTAAAGATTTAATTGGCGGTATTCATCTGGTTCGAGATATGCTTTTAGCTCAAGATGAAACAAAAGATTTCCCACGCCTTATGACGTTTAGTACCTGTAAAAGAGTAATATGGGAACGTTCACGCTATAGAACGCCTGATTTAAGAGGCAGATCGGCGGATGAAAGAGCAAAACCTGATACGCCATTAGATAAGGATGATCATTTAATGCAATGTGAACGCAGAATATGCCAGTATATCGATGAAGCGGAGATAAAAGATGTGTTCACAATAAAATCCGATAGAAAACAACCTATAATGATCAATCATAAAGGTGAAAAAATAGACGTGAAATTCGACTATGATGACGAAAATGACGAAAATGAGGAAAAATATGCTATAATTTAAACAATAATGACAAATAATCGACATTTTATGTTGAATTTACTTGACAATTAAAAATCAAGTGAATATATTATTGGCATGAGTGTCGAAAAAAAGTACATTTATTTAAATAATATTTATTATTAGCCGGTTTTCTTTAAGGGATTACCGGCTATTTTTATTTAGAGAGGTTTATATGGCTGTGAAAATAACTGAGAAAAAAGCTGGGAAGAAAATTAAAAAGAATGAAGCTGTTGAGATAAAAAATAAAAAAGTATTTCCAGTTAAGAAGAAAAAAATTAAAGTAACAATTCCGGTAATTCCAAACTGGAAGGATTATGATACAGAAATAATCGAAGGAACTTTCGATAAGCAGAGAACTCATTTTAAAGTTGTAGTTGTTGATCCTGACGGCAATATTATAGATAAAATTGATAATATATCATACGAGAACGGATACGGAACTATGCAAGAAAAGGCGATGGAAGATTTTATCAGGCGTAATTCAAGCGCAATTTTAGACAAAATATTTAATAAGAAAGGATAAATATGCCAGCAGGTAGACCAAAAAAAATAATAACAGTTGAAGATTTAAAGACAGAGCCTACAGAAGAAATCCCGTCAAAGGATAAAGAGCAGCCGCAGGAAGAACAAAAGCCGGAAGAACCCAAAATTGAACGATTGAATTTTAGCCTGTCTCAAAGACAATTTTTAGTTGAAAATTTCAGAGATCAGCTTCAGGAATATATATTACCTGATGGGAAAAGACTTTATAAGCAGTTCGGTTCAAATCTTCAGGCTTTTTTTATTGATATAGTTAGATTCTATCTTCTTTATTCTCCGGCTATCCCTTTTACGATAAGAAAAGAACCAATCCCTAATTCAGATAAATTTAACGAATATTTTATTATTCAGGTTAATTTAGAAGTGCCTGGAATAAAATATGAGTTCATTTTACAAAGAGAATTTTTAAGACAAAATTTGGAGTCATATTAATGAATGCTTTTATAGCTTTAGCTATGATAATTGCCTGTGGAATATTCCAGCTAATTTCTTTCTGGATGGGATATAGGGCAGGTTTACAGAAAGAATCTTTAATTGAGTCAAAGTTTGAATTTGATCCCGAAGCTATTGATAAATCAGATGAAATTGAAAAAGATTATGAAAAATCTTTGCAAACTTTTAAGGAAAATACTGAATGAATGTTAATCCCAAAATAGTAAAAGACAGTAAACATACGGAAAAAGAGATTATTTCTTTTGTTTCCCGCATGGTTGCTTATGGTAAAAAGGGGATTGATGATAATAAAACATTAGTGAATTATCAGAAATGCAGAGATTATAATAAAGGCAATCATAAGATTAAAAATAGACCTATTGCTCTGGGAAATAAAGTTTTTAATAAATACGCTGAAATAATGAAGATTGTTACCGCCCATGTATTATCTAAAAAAGCAAAATTTCAATTTCTTCCCAGGCAGGAAGGATGGCAACTTGAGGCGGCAAGAAGTCTTAATCATATTATTGGCGATGTTATATGGGATATAAATAAATGGGATGAAAGAGGGGAAGATAGTATTTTAGAAGCAAGGGATGCCGGCACATCACATATAAAATGTATGGTAGATTCTTTCGGATTCCCTAAAGGGATGCCTTTATCTGTGTCAGAACTTATCCTGGATCCAAAAGCAAAGAAAAAAAGACAACTCAGATATTGGATTCATGTATATCCATTATCTGTAACTTATATTAAAGATGAATATGGAGTTGAAGTTTCACCCGAAGCTATTTTAGAAAATAAAGATAATCTTTCAACGAATTATGAAGTAATGCACTCTTATGAATCTTCGGGCGATCATACTGCGCCCTCTAAAGTTTGGGATCGCACTATATTTTCAGAAAATTATGATAAAACTAAATGGATGCCGGATATTATAGGTCGTGCTATGGCGTATGAATACTGGGGCGAAGATTTAATAAAAGAACCTATTCCATTTAATAATAAAGAAATTTTGGCAGAACATGAAACATTTAAAGAATTAAGAAATGCGGAAGTTTTACCTGAGCAGCATCACCCGAATCATATTAAGGCACATGAAAAATATTTAGCTGCGTTAAATGAAGAGCTGGATAAAAATCAAATCCAGATTATTTTCCAGCATATAAAAGAACATAGTAATTATCCCCAAAAAGAAAAGCGCAGAAAATATCCTTATGGACGTAAAATTGTTGTCTGCCAGAATAAATTATTAGAAGATCAGCCAAACCCGATAGCCGCACAGATGGAATATGGAATTGATTTTAAAGATTTGCTTATTAAATGGGATTGGGAAAAACTGCCCAATGAATACTGGGGAAAACCATGCGGATATGATTTAATCGAACCTCAAGATGCTTTAAATGAACGTAAGAATCAAATTGGGCAGATGATCAAACGTTTAAATGTTGGCATAAAAACAATGCGCAGCCGGTCTTATAATTCCTTGCGTGGCAATCTGGGAAAATTTAATAATTTACTTGACCAGATCATACCCGTAAAAGAACATGATGATTTTAAGATAGATTTTGGCGGGCAATTTCCATCACAAATATTTGAAGATCAATATCATACGGAAGTGTCAATGGAAAAACTTGCAAACAAAACAGATATATTAGCAGGGAATTTCCCAAAAGGTTCCCCTCCTGGCATTACGGTAAACCAATTATTAGGACAGGGTTTACAGCCGATTAATCTTATTGTTAAACATTATGCTTATGCCTTGCAGGAAATGGCAAGGGTCTTTTTACAACTTATGATCGAATTTGTGCCTGAACATATAATTTTCAGGATTATTGGTCAGGATGAAAAAACGAATATGGAAATTTATCAATTTGTAGAATGGGGAAAATTAAAAGAACAGGCTGGGAAATTCGATATTCATATAGATGTAAATGTTTTACTTGAAACAACAAGACAAGAAGTATATGATCAAGCTATGAGAATGTTTGAGATAGGATTATATGACAGACAGGCGGCATTAGAAAAAGTAGATGATCCTGATAAATGGAAAACACTTCAAAGGATTAGTGAAATCTTGCAATTAAAACAGGAAAATGCAATGCTGAAAGAAAACTTAGATCAGGCATCTAAACAAATAAATACAATGATAAACAGGCAACAAAGTACAGAAGGTAAAGGAAATGTTAGTGCAATTAAAACAAAAAGTTAACAGGCAACAGCCAAGCTGTCCTGTTATTTATATAAAGTCAACCCGAAAGGAGTGCTTAAATGGGAGATAATCAACCCGGTGATAAGGGCAATGTAATTAAGACTAAATGGCGTGACGAGGAAGTTGTTTATGATTTAAACAATCTATCTGATGATCAGAAAGCGGAAATAACTACAAGGATACAATTAGGATGGGGCTATGAGAAAGGTCAGCAGGAACTTAAAGAAACTAAGAATCAGTTAGATTATTTTAATCGTCTTATAGCTAACGCCAATCAATCGGAAGAAGGAATGGATTTACTTGTTACAACATTAGAGAAATACATAGGAAAGCCATTGACAAAGAAACAAAAAGAAGATTTAGTTTCAGATGATACAAATGTCTCTAATAAAGTAACTGAAGAAATTCAACGTAAGCTTGACCGGTTAGAAATGGCATTATTAAATAAACAGATTAATGATGAACACGCCAGTTTGAAAGCTAAATATTCGGATTATGATCCGAAAGTGGTAGAGGAATTTGCCAATAAACGTGGAATTATGAATTTTGAAGATGCTTATTTCATTATGAATAAAGAAAAGATTTTATCTGATAAAGAAAAAGAAATATTAGATAAAGCAAAAAAACAACAGGAAAAAATTGATAAAGTAAAATCTCCTGACGATGTTGGCGGTGGCGAAATTAATATTAAAAAGCCATTGAAAAAAGATTATGATGAAATAGCAAAAGACGTTATAAAAGATATGAAAGAACAGGGCAAATCCTTATTTATAGAAAGTTAACAATTTAAACAAGGACGTTATCTTACAACATGGAGGTTGTTTATGGCTTTAAATTATGGTTATCTTAGCTCAGTTGTCCGTGAAAGATATATGCCAGGGTTTGCCGATAATATTTTTGATGTAGGTTCACTTTTAAAAATACTCAAAAATGATAATTCGGTTAAAGTGAAAGGCGGGGATGGTTTTAGTCTCGGTCTAAAATATGCAAAAAACCAGGCTCACGGAAACTTTAGTGGGTATGATACATTAGATGTATCTCCTACTGATAATAAAACAAGGATGAAGCTGGATTGGGTTAATTATTATGCTTCCGTTTCAATATCCGGTGATGATGAGGATAAAGTACAGGGCGAAGAAGCAGTTCTTGACCTTGTAAAAGATGGTATTGAAGACGCTGAAATGACAATGCAGGATGATCTTGCCACTGATATTTTTACAGGTGGCGGCGGGGAACAAATGATTGGTCTTGATACAGCGATTGGAACCGGTTCTTATGGCGGGATTAATGGTGGAACTGATACATGGTGGGTGTCTGGCGTAGATACGACTGCTCATATGATTGCCAATACGCAAGATTCAACAAATGCTTC